AATATGGTGGATGTAGTTCAGTTGGTTAGAGCGTCAGATTGTGGTTCTGAATGTCGTGGGTTCGAATCCCACCACCCACCCCATAAAAAACAAGCGGAAATCCAGTAAAAAAAGGATTTTCGCTTTTTTTTGTGTGCTAATTCTACAATATAAGAATATTACAAGTAGTATATATTCCTCACAAGTAATAACAAAAACATTTAGCAGACTTTTAGCAGATATGGCAACTTTCAAACCAACTATATTTAAAAACCGAATGCGAAGCGATAAAACATGGAGTGTACATATTCGGTTTACTCATAATAACAAAATAAGGTACATTCCTACCACGATGTATATCAGTAAAAAGGACATAACGGCTTCATTCAAGATAAAAAACGCAAATATACTCGATAGGTGCAACGACATTATAAAAGAATATAGGAGCAGATTAAGTGAATTAAGCCTTGAATTTAACGACATAGACATAGATACTATTGTTTCCTATATCCGACAGAAGAAAGAAAACAAAGGGGTGTCATTCACAGATTTTGCATCAAGATGGATTAAGGAATCAACTATTAAAGGGATAAAGAACTATAAGACGGCTCTAAACGCTTTGTGTTCCTTTGTAGGACGTGATAATATTCTCTGTGAGGAAATTAACGTTAAGACAATGAAAGCCTTTGAGAACGCATTAAAAGACCGCCCAAGAGCACAATCTTTATATCCTAATTGTATCAAAACTATATTCAACGCTGCAAAGGAGTATTACAACGATGAATATAACGATATTATCCGAATTAAACACTCCTTAGACAAATATAAACCAGTAGAGCAGAATATAGCTGAAAAACGAGCCTTAGACGTGGAAACGATAAGGAGGATATTTGCCCTACCCTATGACAACATCAAGGTTAAAGGCAAGTCCAGCCGTCACGATTTAGCATTAGATTGTTTCCGCCTTTCGTTCTGCCTTATGGGAATGAACTCTGCTGACCTCTTTAATGCCACCGAAATCGATGGGAATACAATAGTATATGACCGCATGAAAACAAAGGATAGGCGGAGAGATAAGGCTGAAATACAAGTGAAAATAACTGATTATATCAAGCCGTTAGTTGAGAAATACAAGGGTAAAGAACGTGTATTTAACTTCTATGAGAGGTTTACCAACATGGAGAGTTTCAATCGTGCGATAAACATCGGACTAAAGGAAGTGGGAAAGGAATTGGGCATTGATAAGCTACAATTCTATGCTGCCAGGCACTCTATGGCTACGATTGCCGTAAATGACGTGAAAATAAGCAAGTACGTGGTTAATGATATGCTAAATCATACTGACCAGTCATTGAAGATAACGGAACTATACATTAAAAAGGATTTTAACCACATAAACGAGGCAAATGTAAAACTTTTAGATTACGTTCTAAAAGAGTAACAACACACTGACCAACACACTGACCAACACACTGACCACCTTTGTAATTATCTTTATATTAGATTTTTACAAAGGTGAAAAATAAAAAGCAACACACTGAGCAACACACTGAGCAACACACTGAAACAAGTAAATTTTGTTGTATTTATTTACTTACTATGTAAAAATTTATCTAAACAAATTTGATTATTTAAGATTATTTGCTATATTTTTGTTGAAAACTCTATAAATGGAGCAGATAATCGAAACAATCAAGAGAATAGAAAAGGCACGTACGGCACTCCGTCAAGCCATAGTAGATAATGAGCTGGCAACATCGCCAAAATTAAAAGACTTAAATCTTATTCCGAAGATTTACAAAGTGTTTGAGGAATTAAAAGGCAACGAAATAAAGGTAAACGACCGCAAAGAGTTTATCTTTGTTGTCATCTACCTTTACTCTCCTAATAAATTCTTTGGTGGTAAGATGCCGCAAGGACTTAGACGTGCCATCACCAAAGCTACCAAAGTAACGTGTGCAAGCGTTATTTCAGCGACATGCACGGAGTTAATGGTGCTTTACACCACCTATGCGGATTTTCGACAAAATGTTGACGAACTTATGAATAAGATTTTACTTTCTATGGACTTCTAATACTTTACCTATATGGTAGGCTATCACCCAGAATGCGTATTTATTTACTCTTATCCTTTCTGGGATAAAACGATAGCCGTCAATTTCAACGAGAGCCGTATCACGTTCTTTCGCGTATCCTACTGCAATATATAGTTTTTTGTATGGATATGGTTTGAATGGAAAGTGACCATTATTATAGTCATCTATCCAATACTTCGATATATTCGGGTCTGTATGCTCTAAATCTCTTACATACCCCTCTGTATCGTTGGTATCTTTAACGGGGTTACCATTATCATCCATTACTCGCAGTAGGTATTTATTAGCCGTAATACCCATTTTAATTTCTCTGAACTCTTCTTTTTTCGTACCATTTATTATTTGGTCGAAATATACCTGTTTAATAGGCAAATATAAAGTGTCGCTTGGGAGTTTCATAATTATTATGCTTGCTACATCAAATACGTTTATAAGTTTTCTTTTTGCCCATACCTTATTCCCCCTTCTCATACTTAATTGTTTTTCCACAATGGGGGCAAATAATAGTATTTGATGCGTCCTTTTCGTCTGCAAAGAACTCACTTACATTACAATTAATAGCATTTGCAATGCGCTCCAATGTGCCAACTGTTGGGTTACGGCTCATATTTTGGCTAAGTGTAACCCTTGAAATTCCAATTTTCTTTGCTACATCTTCTATTGTGTAGCCGCGCTCTTTTATTACCTTTTTTATATCCATATTACATGTTGATTATAAACTACACTGCAAAAGTATAAAGAAGAAATGAATAATGCAAATATTTAGGTGTTTTGTTTGACTAAAATCAACCTTTTGTTAATTTGTGTAATATTATAAACATAAGTACCCCTTATTTGTCAACGTTTATTAAAACCATACACTTTTTGCGCAAAACATTTGTTTTGTATGATTATAGTCATTACATTTGCATTGTGATTAAGAAACAAATATAAAACTATTAATATATAAGTTATGAAACTGATAACAAAAGCTGTTGAGAAAGAGTTAGCAAAATACCCATTGTATTCACAAGATAGCAAGGGTGATAACGCTATTGCTGTGTGCAAGTTCTTCTTGCAGGGTTACACGTGGTATGTACTCGAAGCTGAGAAGGCAGATAATGGTTATGAGTTCTTCGGTATCATCGTAGGTCAACATACTGAATATGGATATTTTACGCTTTCTCAGTTAGAAAGCGTAACAGGTCAATGGGGTCTGAGAGTTGAGAGAGATAGAGGATTTAAGCCAATAAAGGTGAAAGACTTACACTTGAATATAGTATAAAAATAACAATCCACCCATTGTAGGTTATACAGGGCGGATTTTTCTAAATATAATAATGTTAAATCGTATCTTTGTGATACATTAAAAAAGAGAAAAGTCGTATGAAAGTATTAAATCTTATTATCAAACAAAAATATTTCGATGCTATCCTTGCAGGTCGTAAGGTGCAAGAGTTCAGAGAAGTTCGTCCAACCACTATCAAGAAGCTATTACAGCTTGATGAAGAAGGGTTTGAAATCGAAGATGCAGACGGCAATGCACAGCCTATCAAGTATGATGCTATTCAATTCTATGTTGGTTACAATAAAGACCGAGATAACGCACTTGTCGAGGTCGTTGGTGCTCATTGCGAGATATTCGTAGATGAGAATAAAGAGCCTATAACTTACGAGCATGGCAGGGACAAAGACGGCAACTCGCTTGTATGGGTCGCTGAGCAAGTAGTGTTTGACTTGGGTAAGGTACTTTCACACAACATAAGGGACAAGTCGAAGAAAGTCTAATAATCAAAATGAAAGATTATGGCAAGAAGAAATGCACAAACACTGAAAGGTCGTATCGCAGGTGCAACAGGTTCTTATCTGGGCAATAGTGGACGTCATCAGTTGGTAGCTGGTAATAAATTGGGCAGTCATAAGACAGTATATAGGCAGCTCCGTAAGGGCTTTGGAATGAGCGTAGGATAATGAACAAGTTACAAGAGGCACATAATGTAATATGCAGGGTGGCTGAAAAGCAGTCATCTTGCATTGTTATGTGTTCACTTGGCAAGGATTCGCTCGTTACTTTGGATTTAGTTTATCCACGCTTTGAAAGAGTTGTATGTGTATTTATGTACTTTGTCAAGGATTTAGACCACATCAACGGCTGGATAAGGTGGGTAAAGAAGAAATATCCAAAGGTAGAGTTCATGCAAGTTCCTCATTGGAATTTAACGTATATTCTTCGTGGCGGTCTGTATTGTGTACCTAATCCTAAAGTTAAGCTGCTGAAACTCGCTGACGTGATTAAGGCAGTGAGGATAAAGACGGGTATTTACTATACGTTCTTAGGCATGAAGAAAGCGGACGGAATGAATAGAAACCTTATGCTTAAAGGCTATGAGACTAATGAGTATGAGAATGGTGGTTTAGTCTATCCGCTTGCATCATGGACGCAGAAAGACGTTAAAGCTTATATGCGTATGAAGCGTTTGCCACAACCAGTTTTATACGGCAACAAGGCAAGTAACGGATTAGGATTTAACATAGATTGCTTTACATGGCTTAACGAGCACTATCCGCAGGACTTAGAGAAGATATATGCAGTGTTTCCAATGAGCGAGAGAATTTTATTTGAACAGAATTATAAACAGGGTAACAAAGAATAATTATGGCAAGAAACAGGTCTATATCAGAATTAAGTGCAATGAACGCAAGGGCATCGGCATATAATGATTGGGCACATAGGAGATTTGGAGCAGGTACTCGTGAGTATAATAGGGCAAACAAACGTTCTTCATTTATACACACGCAAGTTAGTAAACAAATTTCTGCCAAAGGCAATATAACAGGATAACAAGTAAAAAATTAGAATTATGGCAAGAAAAACTCTTAGACAAATTTACGCACAGGCTGAAAGATTGAGCGAGGCGAATTGGCGGAGAAAGAATACTTGGGAAACAAGTGCATTGAGCCGAAAAGCTAAGCAGTCAAGAGACAGGCTTATTGCAAGGGCGGAAAGTCGTGCAGTTCAGCAGCACGGATATGGCGCAGTAGCAGGATAACAATTTAAAAGAGAAAAGTCAGATGGATAACAAATACTTCACATCAGAGAGCGTGGAACTCCTACGCTCTCAAATTAAACTTCACGAGCAGAACCCTCGTACTATTCCTGAAGAGAACCGCAAGGCTCTCAAACGTGGTATAAAGAAGTTTGGCATGGTCGGAGGCATCGTGGTGAACAAGCGGACAGGATATACACTTGTAAGCGGACATCAGCGACTTTCGGTCATGGACGAACTCCAAAAGTACAATCCCAAAACGAAAGAGAACGACTACATTATCCGAGTGGACTTGATAGACGTTGAGGAGAAAGAAGAGAAAGAACTCTTAATCTTACTCAATAACCCATCGGCACAAGGAGAGTGGAATTATGATATATTGCGTGAGCTTATTCCTGATATTGATTATAAAGATGCAGGACTAACCGAGCAAGACCTCGATATTATCGGTGTGGACTTTCATTTTCAGACAGAAGAAGAAAACATCATCGCTGATGAACTCGACACACTCATGGAACCCGTCAGAGAAGAAAGACAAGCAGAAGTAGCACAAAAGCAAGCCGAACGAGCGGAAAAGGTTGCACACCTGAAACAGGTGAAAGAGGAAGTGAAGCAAGCAGCAACAAAAGCAGCTGCCAACATGGATGCTTACCTCATGCTCTCTTTCGATACTTGGGATGCAAAGGCGGAGTTCTGCGAGAAGTTCGGCTTTAACCCCGATGAGAAGTTTCTCAAAGGTGAAATATTCTCTGAAAAGATAGAAACCCTTTTAACTGAATAATGGGTGAAGGTATATTGATATATGGTTTAAATGGTAGCAAGCGGAGATACACAAGAGACCTACAAGGATTTGCAGATAAAGTTCTTGCAAGCGGAAGAGTAAGGAAGTCTGTGTATATTTTCGGAAAAACCAACAAGGCGTATCTGAATGATTTATTCAAAAAAGGAATTATCGTAAAGTCTGAACTTGCTGCCATTACAGATAAAACCATATTGAAATATCGTAATCACCCAAAGAAACAGAAAGGGGCAACAGTAAACGTACATAGGTTTAGGATGGTTGAAGCAGCAGTGAAGAGACCGAAAAATGTCTACATTGACACGAACAGAAGTAGATTAATCTATGTGTCAAGTGTAAAATACTCCAAGAACAAGATATTGAAAGTTGTAATAGAACCTAATCAGAAGATAGGTAAACGATATTACAATCAAGTCGTTTCTATTGGAGTAGTAGATAAAAACAAAATGAACGC